CTGCTTCGGCCTTGCGGAGTTCGATTGCGATGGGGGCTTTTTGTTCGTTGAGTTTGGCGATTTCTTTTTGGCCGGTGGAGATGTCTTCGAGGAGTCTGGTTCGCTCACGGGCTTGACTTCTTCTAATACTACTGGAGCGATCGGCTCCGGCGGTGTCACTTGACCTGCTAAGGGCTGCGTCGACTTGGTTATCCAATTGAGAAAGCGTTTTACGAGCTGCATTTATGTTTTCCTTTTGTATATTAATTTTTTCATCTATGAGTGATACCGCTGCTGCAACATCACTCGACACTACACCTTGATCTAAATGTGCTTTAGACAAGTACCCAAATATTCCCATGCTAGTAAGTAGCATAAGAATAATGATTGCACTAGAAAAATATGTTTTTAATAAAAGACTAGTGTCTTTCCAATATCTATATAGCCAAGATGTGACTAAGATTTTTGATAGACCTAGAATTGCGCCCATAACGGCAATGGAGATAGGAGAGCCTGAAAAGATCGCCATCAAGCCCATGATGGCATAGTACTCTGCTATGATTGATAACGCAACAGCGTTTGCGAGGAGAAGATATGTCATAACTTTACGTGTGTCCTGTGTATTTTGCATTGTATAATGCCGTTGTACCACAGATCTGGAAATTCTAATACTCTTCTCGCGAATTGCTCACGAGCTTCCAGATATGACATAGTGCCCTTGTTAGAGCATAGATATAAAATCTCTCGTGTGAAGTTTTCCTCACCAAGAGCAACGACATCATTCTTCAGTTCTTCTGAAGAAGACCAATAAGTTTGCCAATCAGAAAGAGCCTTTTCTTTTTTCTTCTTTCCCTTGACTGTTCTAGTCTTTGAGAACCAGAAAAGTTTCTTTCCGATGTACTGTCTATTATTTATTTTATTCGTGATTAGATAAACATACCCGATGTTTTTTTCTATATCACTTTCAGTAAATTCTTTATTTTGATAAATCCACATTAATACCATTACCAGTTGATGTAATAGTATATTTATTAAGATTATCAGTATTGTCCGTAGATGTAAATTTCCAAGTTTCCATGTTACTGTGATCAGAACTTACAGTGTAGTTTAAAGGAACATTACCAGATTGACAAGTAACAATCCAAGGTGGTTGAGGATATGTATTAGGAACCCATTGTGGAGTATTCCATTCGCGAATCTTGTAATAATCAGGACGTAAGTCTGGCATTACAGGACTTGGGCTAATAAACTCTTTATTCTGTTTATTTTGTGAATCAGATACGCCAGTTTTAATTTCTTCGTATGTGCCATCTTCATAATAGACTATTACCTTATTGATCTTCTTCGTCATCATATTCCTCATCTTCATATATGTCACCACTACAGAATGGGCAATAGGCCACATCTGCTCTTCTAAATTCATCAGATTCTCTAAATGTTATCTTGCCATGTGCTCCACATGAATCGCAATCAAAATGTTTTAAAGCCATTCATTATTCCTTTTCTATTTTTCATACATCACTGTATTAGTATCGCCTAAAGCCCATTTAGAATCTGTTTCAACAGACCAACGTTTTGTTGCTACTCTAAAATCTGGCATTTTTAATGTTTTAGGATTACTACTAGGCTCTAAAACAATCATTCTATTATTAGGCTGAGCTGCAAACTGACCATTATCACATTTAATAAAGTTATAAGATTTATGATCTTCAACATCTTCACTAAAACCAGTGTCTAATATATTAAAGTCTGGATGAGCACTATCAACTGTAAACATATATTCGCCATACATCCATGTGCCATCTTTAAGTTTAAACTTACAACGCATGGATTGCAACTGTGCTTTCTTTATGACGGTAATGTCATAAGATAAGCAATCCCATAATTGAAGATAATCTAATGGTAGAGGCTCACCTTCAATTGGTTTCCAACAATAAGCATGCAATGGCAATTTATCATATAGAGCACCATATTCGTTTAAATAAGATTCAATACGAAATGCCTGTCCTCTTAAAGATTTTATAGTTATCCACCAACATGGTTCTAATTCCCCGTGACCTTTTTCAAAGTCATAAAGAAATTCCCTACGAACAAAGCATTTAACTGGTGGAAGGTTTGCTAATATGTGTGACATTATTTTCCAGAAGCCAATACTATTTGGCAAATGTGTTCTAATCGCTCAATGTGTTCAAATGCTCTCCAAGGACTAGTGTCGACGGAAACTACTCCATGTCCTTTAATACCTACTATATCGTAGGATATAGTTCCATCATTAGTTAATTCAAGATTCTCATGACAACGATCAGCAAGTTCTTGACTAATAGGTGGTACATCGGGTACATTTTTTGCAACCTTAGTATATCTACCAAGCTCTGGAAATGATTTAACAAGTTCGTTTAATTCTATACCAGCATGCATAGCAGCTACACAATATGTAGGGTGAAAGTGCATAACAACACGTACATCGTTACTGTGCTGGCCCATCATCTTTTGAAGACCAAAATGTAAAGGTAATTCTCCACTAGGTCTAAGATTCTTGCTAATATCTGTATACGGTATATCAGTCCAATTCCATCTATCAATAGGTTGGTGCAATATACCTATCTTTTTAAATTGATCAGGCTGCAGTGTTTGTTTGCGTACACCACTTGGCGTAATATAAAAATGATCACGATCGTGGTGACGAATACTTACATTACCGTCACGGCTGGTAATCCAATTACGCTTATAAGCGTCTACCATTGTTTCACATATAGTTTCTAACATTATAATTTAAGCCCAAACATCATCCCAGGATCCTGTCGTTGCACCTTTAGCATAATCAGTTGCTCTATTCTCAAAGAAATTAGTATGAGTAGGCGCATTAATCATTTCTTCAACCCACGGTAGTGGATTCTTCTTAACTTTCATAATTCCCTTAAGGCCAAGACTGATAAGGCGACGATCAGTAATATAGCGGATGTACTGTTTAACGTCAGCAGCGTTAAGATCAGCCATAGGACCCATGCCGAATGCCAGATCAATAAACCTGTCTTCGAGTAAAACCATCTTTTCAGCAATTGTATAAATCTTTGACTTAAGTTCATCGTTCCAAATCTCTGGATTTTCTTTTATATATTCTTTGAATAACTTAATCATAGATTCAGCATGCATTGTTTCATCGACAATAGACCAAGTAATAATCTGGCCCATGCCTTTCATCTTTCCTGTTCTAGGAAAATTCAATAACATAATAAATGAACTAAACAATTGCATACCCTCGGTGAATGCAGAGAATACTGCAATGTGAGTTGCAGTAGATTGCTTATCACCATTCTTGCTTGAAATATCAAGAATGTAATCGTGCTTGTCTTTCATTTCTTGATAATCTAAGAATTGATTATACGTAGTTTCTGGAAGACCAAGTGTTTCAATCAAGTGTGAATACGCTGCAACGTGTAGAGCTTCACGAGCTGCAAAACCCATCAACATCATTCGCACTTCAGGCTGAGGGAAATAAGGAAGATAGTTTTTAACATAGCCACCAGCTACGTCAATATCGCCTTGCGTGAAAAAGCGGAAGATGTGTGTAAGGAATTGCTTCTCTTCGTCACTTAACTTCTTTTTCCAATCTTTAGCATCTTCGGCCATAGGCACTTCAGTGTGAAGCCAATGACTTTGTTCATGCTTAAGCCATGCATTATATGCCCAAGGATAGTTAAACGGTTTAAAATTACTACGTTCAGATAGTAAGTTATGCTTTTGTTTAACCATTGATGAATTCCTTGAGCTTTGGAAGTGTCAATGCACCTGAAACACGCTTTATTTCACTACCATCTTGCATCAACACGAGTGTTGGTACACCTCTAATAGAAAATTGTTTTGCCATTTCTATATTTTCATCAATGTCAATATCTCTAATAGGAATGGTATTATCTTCTAGTTGACCGATAGTCATTTCTAACATTTTACATGGCCCGCACCATGTAGCGCTGAATTTTAGTACTTCTTTCATTCGTTGTCCAATTCTAGTTCTATCTTTTTTAGTTGTTCGTTATATCTAAGTCCAGTGACTTGTCTATAACCCTGATCTGTCCATGTAACTACACCAATGTCATAACCAAAATTTTTCTTACCAGCTCCACTATTTTTATCAGTGTGTTCTGCCCACAAGCTTTTCATTTGGTTTGATATATCGTATGCGTCCATATTAGTTCCAATGCCTTATTACACCTGCAATAATAAACATATTTGTAATGAAATAGCTAATGACAATAAGACTACGTATGATAGCAATTCTATCAGCTTCATTGTCGTCATCACTAGCTTTTTCGCCTAGAGCTTTAGCCCATAGTCTCCACATGCTTATCCCTCACAAGCAATACAATCGTTTCCTTGTGCAATTGCTGTCATATCTAATTCTTTGATTACTTCGCGTTCAATTCTCTTAGATACTTTATCTGCCTTTGCAAGCTTTTCAGAGCGGCAGTAGTAAAGAGTCTTTAGTTTCTTCTTCCATGCAAGAAAGTGAACTGTGTGAATATATTTAATATGCGAGTCAGGACGGAAGAAGAGATTCAATGACTGTGCTTGATCTATGTATTCTTGTCTATCAGCTGCATGCTCAATAACCCAGCGCTGATCGATTTCCATAGAAGTCTTAAATACTTCTTTAGTGTGTTCATCAAGCCATTCGAAGTGTTGTACACTACCATCATTAGCAATGATAGAACGCCATACTTCATCAGCCCATTCTTCAGGATGCACTTCAGCATGCTTTTGAAT